TACCTCGTTGAAACCGGCGAAATAAGAGAGATAACTGGATCAAATGCTGCGGGTCAAGATCGCGTGTTTGTACGCAGGCAAGGGAGGTGAGTGATGTTAATAAGAATGAAGTGGAACCCTTATAAATTCAGCGTGGAGATTAGACGGCACTGCGGGATATCAAGAGTACTGTTAAGAACGCAATGGCGTAGTGATGTGCAAGATTTATTGCGATCAAAAAAAATGGCAAATTCTCCGGCGTTAAGGCGGTTAAAATGAAGTCACAGAAGTATTACAGGCTGGTGGAGGAGACTCCACCCGAGCTGGCTGACCAACGAAAGAAGATCGCCGACGATATCAAGAAGTACCTTGCCAGTGGCAAACAGATACAAGAAATACCCACCGGCTACTCAAAGTTCAGCGAACAGCCCATGCGCAGCTGGATCGAAGAGTCACGTAAACGCAAGTTCGGAGAACGCTGATGATTGAAACACTCACGTTTTTGCAGTCATTCAAAGAACTGACTGAGGCTCAAGAATGGCAGAAAAGAATTAAGAATCCCACCATAATCGTCCATTTTTACGAGCACAAGGACGTTGCTACCGAGTTGTTTGCTGTTATGAGCGAGGCCGATGCGAAATGTATAACTGAGGCTATTGAGGCCAAACGCAGAGAACTGGAGAAACAACGATAGCGAGACCTGAACAGATCCCGCTATCGTTAACGAGCAGTGTTAAGCAAGTCGCAGCGTATCGTCCATTGGGTACAGTTGCTGCAACATCTCCCTTGCCCTTGGGTCAGGCGCCCCCTGCGCCGCGACAGCTGGCGGACTCATTGCTGGCACTCCCCGAGTCTGAACCGTAGGCGGTTGCACCCGAGCCTGTGGTGGTGGTACAGGAGCTGGTGTGGGAGCTGGCACACTTAGCGAATCAACCCTATTTAAAACAGGGGGCTGTACTTGTTGACTTTCAGTTTCTTCTTGCTCTTCGTCCCCTAACCCGGCACGTACCAATGCCCCAGCCGCCCATGCGTTAAGTCGCCGAGAAGCTTCTGGTGCCAGCTGCCCTGCAGCAGAAGGGTCAGGAGTTTGCCCCATTACCACTTGCCTGAAGAGTTGCTCATCGTTTAGCGCAGCAACAATCAAACGTTTCGCTGGATTTGTTAGACCTTTAGCACCGAGATCTCTGAACAGGGAAGCAGTCATTCCGGGTATTTGAATTGTTGCGCCGCCCAAAACAGTTGAAACTTGTCTTCCGTATGCAGCACCAAGTATCCCTAGTAACGAATCTGCGGCTTTAGATATTTTGTCCCCAGTAACACCCTCAACAGACGGCGCGGCTGTTCTTGCTGCGTCAGCTCTTTGTGCAGTGCGTATAATTGTATAAAGTCTTGTTTTTTCTTGAGAAGAATACAGTGTATCTATAAGTCCGCGCACTTTAGGCGTGTCAACAAATGCCGCCAGTTCGTTACCAGAGATGGTGTTGCCAACTGTGCCTTTATTCATCAGATAATCAAAAAACCCTTGTTTAAGACCCGCTAATGCCTCGCCGGTTTCGTCTTTACCCAATAGGTCAATGACTTTTCTTGTTTCGAGAATGCTATTTCTAGATGCTAAAATAGAATTAAACGCAGCATCCGTTCCCTTGTTCATTAAGATTATTGCTTTTGAAACATCCGGGTCGTCTATTGTATCGATGCCGGCTTTTCTTAATATTTCTGATGAGTCTCGAGCAACACCCGACGCAACGGCGTTTTCAATTGCACTGCGAACTTCGGGGAATCTGTCTAAAACAACTTGATTGTTTCTTAAAAAAGTTTGGGCAAGATTGACATCAACTGCGCCGTTTCGTGTTGCTGATAAAATAAACTCGTTATTAATAAACGAGCCAAGTGCACCGGCTATGTTATCGGAGCCAGCGTAACCGGCTCTTTCTCTGGCAAACGCTGCTGCGTTAACTATGTCGTCTGCAACCTGAGCACCTTCAATGCCCATTTGCCCCAGCGTTCGTGTTAACGTCAGCATTTCCGGTACAACATCCCCGGAGTCACTTCCGGTTCTTAATATTTTACCAACGCTACCTCTTGAAAAAACGTTGTTTTTTTCTCGTGAAAAGTTTATTGCATTTGCAAGGTCTGTAGGTGAAGAGCTACCTTGCGCCATTGCAAGGTCATCTGTAATGGCGTCTGCTAAACTATCAGCAATTCGCCCTAAATTAGCGTCTGGGTCTGCCCCTTGACGAGCGTTACGAGCAATTTGGCGAAGCTGCGATTGTGCGTTTCGCATTTCTTTAAGGGTTGTCGCATCCCCAAGAAAGCCCTCGCTTTTCTTACTAAAAAATCGTATTGCGTAGTCGGGGATTGACCCGGCACCTGTTTCGCCGGCCTCTCTTCTTAAAATATTAAGTTGTGCCTGCACGTTAACTGTTGGCGTCACTGCGTTTTGGTCAAGAATATTAAATAACTGCCTCTCTTGCTTCGTTGCGTCTGTATAGGCGCGTTCTAACTCTATGCGAGCAGCGCGGTTTGCGCCCTCTTCTCCGAGCTCCGGCAACATTCTTTGGACAGACTCGTCGGCTTTTATTGCAGCAAGGCGAACGCGCTCATTTAGAATATTAAAGTAATGGGTTCGGGTCGCTTCAATCGCGTCTTGAGTTTGAGAAATATCGCCGGGTCCGCGAAAAGCATTGCGGATCACAGTATTTAAACGTTCTAAGTCCTCAAGCCTTTTATTTCTTAAAGTATCGGTGGTCTCTGCAAGAGAACGCTCAAGACTTAACAAACCGGGAACCCCAGACAATTGTGCCGGTGTCATGAGTATTCGCGCTTCAGGCAACAAGTCTTCGTCCATTGCTGCTAAAACTTCTTCGGGAGACATTTCTCCGCGAGCCCTGCCGAATCGTCCAGCAGCCCTGCCGCCGGCAGTCGTGGGGTCCTTGGCTTTAACAACATCATCCCATGTCTGGCGAACAAAAGTCTTAGCAATTGATGCGGAAGGAATATAATTTGTAACAGTATCAAGACCTCTACCCACAAATGCAGCGGTGGGTTTAACACCGTACTCATAGACTGGTTTTGCCGCTGCAGACACGACAGACGGCGCAGTACCCCCTAAAATCTCCCCAACAAACCGCGCTGCATCAGATTCAGGGAACATTTGCTCAAGGTAAAAACCGCCCGCGCCAGATGATGCCCCCAAGGCCGTTTCGACTGTTGCAAATCGAACTGGGTTTGCTCTAAAAGTTTGACCCGTGCCGGAAAGTATGTTTTGTATAGCTATTGCATTGTTGCGAAGGCTAGGGGCGATTCTGTTTATGGAGTCTGCTGCGGGTTTTAATCGAGTAAGAGCTGCGCCAAACGGCACTGACATCATCAGGGTCTCTCCAGAAACTTCCCCCATGCGCCCAGCCAGCGTCTCGGGTAAAGGTTCTTCGACTGGCAATGGCGGCTCGCCACGAATCGCTCTAAATGCGTTTTCTCGCGTTACAGGGTCGCCTTGAATTGCCCCAGCCAATGCTTGAAACGGGCGAGCGAAGCCTGTTTTAAACTGTTCAAAAGGGCCTTCTGAAAGCAACTTAAGCCTTTGAAGTCTCGCGGCGCTATCGCTGCTTACGCTATCCGTATTGCTTGCAAGAGCTCTCAGTCTTTGCACGTTTTCTTCGCTCATAGACCACCCCCTTCTTGCCGTAATTTTTGTTCTATTGCTATTTGAACATCCTCGGGAAGAGCTCGTAGGTCTTCGTCCCGCGCATTATTTATAAAGTACCGAAGACTGCTGGCATCGATATTTTCTATTGCAGCCGGCTCTCTAAGTGAGCTGGCGGTAAGAATGGTTGGTGCACCAAGAACAGCCAAATAATTTTTCATTGCAGTGTTAGTTCTTTGATAATCTTCACGAAGATCTGGAGAGAGGCCGGGGGTATTCATGTTGACCTCAGCTTGTCTAAGTGATGTGTTCATTGAATCTGCCAAAGTTATCATTCTTTGTTTTAACTGGTCTGGGTTATCAAGAAAACGAGGAAGTGTGTTTATTTGTTCTATTATTCGGTTTTGTTCACCCACGGCATAAGCTCTACTTACTGCTAGTGCTCTAATTAAATTGTTAGTAGAGAAATTAAGAGCAGTTCTAGCGTCAACGGTTTTTTCAGCAATAGGGCCCCCAACTGCGCCACTAATTGTAGATAAAGCGCTAAGTATGGCCGACCCCGGGCCTGTACCATATTCTGCCATTTGGAACAATGTTCTAGGTCCTTGTGCAACGGGTGTTTCTGGCGAAACTGCGCTGATTGGAACTTCTGTAACTTCGTTAGTAATGCGATTAATTGAGCGCACTTGTCCGCTAGGCAATAATTCTATTTGTATATTACCATCGGCAATGTTTCGAGCTTGTATGTCTGCCTCTTCAGCCGTCATGTTTATGCCGCCAGAAGCTATAAGTTGCCTTGCAATATTGGCTATTCTTTGCTCACGAGCTGTATCTGAACCATCTTCAGCTACAGGGTAGACGGGCTCTGTAACAGGAACCAAAGCACCCTCAGCGGCTTGTCTAAAAACCCCAAAATTATTAGGGTCTGTGTTTAAATAAAAATTTTCGGAAGAGCCATTGCGAACGCTACCAGTAAATCTTTGAAGATTGGGGCCCGTGTCTTGTACTCCACCTCTAGCAATAAACGCTGCTCGGTCTGCTTCAGGCAACATTAGAGATCGCGCTTCAAGTGTACGATAGGCTTCAGTAGGGGCTTTTTGCTTCTCCCTTTCCAGCGCCATATCTGCAGCTTGCTTCTCCTTCGCCAGCAATATCGCTCTCTGATCGGCAGACAACGCCGTGTTGGAGGCTATAGTCGCTTCTCTCTCAGACTGAGCTTGCTGCAGGGCAGCCAACCGTGCTCGGGTCTGGTCATCCTGCATCGCTGCAGCACGGGCACCTATCTGCCCGGGTAATGCCCGTGTGGCGCCGGCCAGACGAGCGGCGCCTGAACCGCGCAGAGGCTGCCCATCAGGGCCTACGTTGGATGCGTAGCCAAGCGCTGCCTGTGCGATGTCAAACAGCATCTGAGCCTGCGTAGCGCCCCTGTCTGATATGCCCAGAAGCTCTTGATACTCTGGAGTCAGCTCTCTGGTACGAACCATAGGATCAATAGCGGCCTGTGGTCTTTGCGCTAAATACTCATCTATCGGCGAAATCGACTCGGTAGCACTCGCCGCTGCACCACCTCGCTCAAAATGTTGAACAATCCCACCGCGCGCCATCTGCATCGGGGGCATTGCGCCTTGGTCCATCGGCAACGAAGCAATGCCCTCTGGTGGCATCTGCGCCATCATGGCAGGGTCCATCGGGGGCATGCCTGCGGGAGGCGCACCCATCATTGCTGGATCCATTGGCATTGCCGCAGGTGGCATACCGCCCGGTGGTGGCATACCCGTCAAGGCATCCATCGGCAGAGGTCCCATATCCGCTGCGCCCATCGGCAGTGCAGCGACACCCTGCTGTGCAAAAACAGGCTGCAGCATCGCCAGCACTTCGTCCGGGGTCTGCTGGGCAGCGTTGTAGCCAACCCTGTCCGCCAGCTCTTCGCGCCGTGCATCGATGGAGCGGTAGTCACCGCGCAGGTTGTTCATCAGCACTTCAGGCGAGTCTGGTGATCGGCCAAGGATTCGCGCCATGTCGGCGTCGTCACCTTCGCCTGCCATCTCTTGCTGTGCAATCTCCTCCATCAGCTCTTCGATGTCGTCCATAAAGCCGGACATGATCCCGACGTTTTCAACCTCGTCGTCATCAACCATCTGCATTTTTGCTTGATTCTTAGCCATGTTTTTCACCTAAAAAAGTCCTGCTGTTTTGCCGGCGGCAGCGGTAGACAAGCCCGCAATGCCTAAGCCTGCTGCGGTCTGCAGTGGGCTGGCAGAGGGAGCCGTCTGAGCCGTCATTGACATCTGTGTAGATGGAGCACCCCGGTAAATGTCGCTCATGAAGCCCAGACGCTGGTATGGGTCCATGATTTCCTGCATCTGTGTGCCACGGATAGCATCCAGTTGCGCCTGTTCGTTCTGGCGCTCTAGCAGGCCAACCTGACCCAGCATACCGACATCGGCTGCACCAAGCTGCTGAGTTGCTTCACCCATCGCGCCCATCTGCGTACCGAGTGCGCCCATCTGGGTTCCCAGTGAGCCGAGGGTTTGCGCTTTGGACAGGTCGGTAGATGCTTGCTGCGCGGTCAACGCGCCAATGCCCTGCCCAAGCTGACCGTACAGACCGGCTCTTTGGGCTGCAATGCCGGACTGCGTCTGAGCAATCTGCCCGGGCAACAGCCCCAGCTGCGCCTGTTGTGCGCCCAACTGACCGACAAGACCTGCGCCGGACTGGCCCAGCTGCGCCTGCTGCATTGCCTGCTGACCCTGTAATGATCCAATACCCTGCAGTGCTGCTGACTGTTGCAGTGCCTGACCCTGTTGAGTTTGCTGCAGCTGCGCCAGTTGCATGGCCGTATTGGCGTCGTAGCCTGCCTGTTGGAACTGCTGTGCTGCAACCTGCAACGCCAACTGCGCCTGCTGCCCTGTGAGCTGACCGCTTTGTCCTGCCGCCTGCTGCAGGCCCTGTGCTTGACCCAACTGACGCTGCTGCTGGGACTCAAAGCCCTGCATCGACGCCTGTTGTGCTTGAGCGAAGTTCTGGGCGTAGTCCTGCATAATACGCTGCTGCATCTGATCCTGCACGTTGCGCTCGAACTCCGCGCGCTGAACGCCCTCACGAGTACCGCCAAAAGCTCCTGCGCCCACGGCCTGAGCAGCCTGACCCTGACGAGCGATGTCTGCCTGCCGGCGCATTTCTTTGAGCGCCTGCTGCGTAACCTCCTGCTGATACGGGTTCATGAAGGATTGAGCAGCGCGTGGGTCATAGGACTGCGCTGCCCCAAGCAGCGAACCAATTCCAGCCCCCAAGACGCCCGATGCAGCGCCGTACTGCTGCGCGGCTTGCTGTGCAGCATTTATAGCAGTGCCTGTAGCGCCTTCAGCGCCACGCATACCACCGCCAAGAATACGTGCGCTGGTGGTGAAATCAGATGGCGTAGCAGCGGTGGCCGCCAGTTGCGCTGCCTGAATGCTGCCCGTGGCAGGACGTAGATCCGCCTGCATAAAGCCGCCAGCAAGGTCACCCGCACGAATAGTTCGACCAATACCGGCTCCAACATCCTGCAACCCCGCACCGGCAAGGCTTTCGTATTGTGCCATCGGAGCGAGAGTGTTGACGCCGTAGCCCAGCACATCCTGAGCCTTCTGGAACATGGGAGCAGTCTGTATGGCGCCAGCAGCTAACGCGCCACGCTGTGTCAGATCCATGCCTTGGGTAATGGCCTGCGAGCCGCCTTGGAGGAAGGGCTCGTATGCGCCGATACCCTGACGCGCCAGATCCATCGCCTGCTGCTCACCAAGTGACAGCCCGGCTGCTTCGATGGCAGGCAAGCTGAAGGACTGCCCATACAGGCGTTTTGCCTCGTCCATCAGGTCAATCTTGCGGCCCTCTATTCCGGGCGCTTCCCGTTGGTACTGCGTTACATAGGATGTATCAGCCATTTTTACGGCCCTCTAGTTTGCGCATTAACGCGTACATTCGTTGAGCGCCTTTGCGCCGTGATCCGTCGCCCATGTTGCGCACGGCCTTGGCCGTGAAAACGAACTCGCCGTCGGACAGCATGGCAGGGATATCGTCGGATGTGCCAGTGCCGGGGCCGTTGATCGGACCAGTCTTACGTGGAAACTCCTTGTCCATACTGCCGCCCTTGGCAGCGGCTCGCGGAGGTGGAGTGTAGCTGTACGGGTTGAACTGTGGCGTGGTGGACGTTGTGTAAGCCCCGCCGTAGCGTATCCTCTGGTCTGGATTCTGCTCCAGATACCGCTCTCCGGGGCTACCTGACATAAAGTCTTCAAAACCAGCCGGTGGAGCGACTTCTTCCTGCTCAAAGCCACCACCCAGCGCCATGATGCCGAGGCCGCCGGCCACTAAGGGGGCGTATTGGCGGATAGCATTATTTGCCATGCTTTTTGCAAGTGTTTCTGCTGCAGAAATCTCCAGTGCCGAGGCGGTATCTATTGTAAGACCTCTTGATTTTAAGACATCTTCAATACTAGGACCTTTGCCGGGAAGGAAAGCGTCTTTTAAGCTACCCATGCGAGTGGTTCCCTCTGCGGGGGAAGCCACGTTTTTAATGCTCTCAAAGAAACCCGGAGTTTTGCTAACGGTGGCAGCAGAAGAGGGGGCTTGAGCAGCCACTTCAGTCCTCGGAGTAAACCCGGGAGTTTTCAGGGTGGGGGATGCTCTATCAAGAGCCCCTAAGTCAACTGTCGTGCCCGAGGATAGTGTTCCCGGAGCAGCAGTCGTCCGAGGGAAACCAGCGCCGCTGCTGGTAAGGGGTGGAACACCATCGCCCTGAAAACCTATAGTTCTAAAGGGGGCAGCAACAGATCCGGGGGTCGCCGTTGATGTTAAGGACTCAACACCCTGACTAAGGGGTGACGGCATTTGCATGTCGGACCCAAGGTACCTCGCTCTTTGGATAGGGGACTGCTCGCCAAGGCCAAAAGTGCGAACCCCAGTGTCTGCAGCAGGTGCCGTGCCGATGTTCGGCAGTTTAGCTGTTTCAGCCGCAGCCGCTGCAGGGGTGCTCATGCGATTCATAACACCCTTGGAAACACCCGCAGTGATGCCGCCGATAGCGCCTGCCTTCAGCGAATCCTTCAGGTTGCCGCCCGCGAGCAGGGATGTTCCAGCGCCACTGACAAAACCACTGATGCCTGCAGCAGCCGCGCCGCCGGCAGAGGCACCCAGCATGCCGGCAGCGGCAGGGCCGGCAACCATAAAGAGCGCGGTGCCAATTACAATCTTGCCTATCGTGGTGTTGGCGAACTTCTTGACCGCCTTTCCGAGTTTCTTGAACATTTTCTTCAAGAAGAACTCGGGCATCCCGGTCGTGGGATTGATCGTGCCACTGCCGCCGTAGCGGCGCAGAATCTGGGCTTCCACGGGACTGATGTGAGCGAGCATGGTGTCGCCGTAGCGTCCAACCTCTGCCATCCCGCGCGCCATTGGATTTAGGCTGGCGATGCCGCCTCTAGCAAAGCCCTGCGGGGGTAGCATGTTCTCCGGTCCACGCAGCTCGTCAAGAGCGATGTTCAACGCGGCAAAGAGCCCCGCATCAAAAGCCTCCGGTAGGATCTCCTCGTCCACGCCCATATCAAGGTATTTCTGCCGAATGGCAGGATACTCATTGGGATTGGCAAGCACCTCATCCACCATCGTGTTGAGCATGTCGATGACCTCGGGGGCCACCTCAAGCTCTGCCAGTTCTTTACGGAACTCGGCCACTGCGACAGGATCTGCCTGCTCGGCAGTCATCAGCATTTCACGATTGATTTCGGTAGGCGAAACCTGCTCGCGCATCTGTTCAAATGCAGCAAGTTGGTCAACGGAAGGTTCAGCGGGAGCCATTTGGGGGGCGCCCATTCCCGGCATAGCATTTACCATGTCTTTTTCCTTTGGAAGTTAAAAGCCACACGGGGCTGCGCGCCGGGGAGGGTCGCGAAAATACCTAAAATTATCAACGAAGATGCCTTCGTTGTCTACTGTTAAGACCGATCAGTCTCTAAATAGGACAGCACAAACGTCACGGTTGCCACGCTCGATAGCACCTTGAGCACGTCTGTAGCTTCTAAGATACAGGGAACGCCGCTGAAGACGTCCATCGTCTGATTCGTGGGCAGCTGATAGGTCTTCAGCAGCCGGTGTGCCGTGGCGCCTCCAGCCGGGTACAGGTTGACTGAAATCGCTGCAACTGCGGCGTTCCCGTTGGTCACTCGCAGCGATGACAACACTGCCGTGTTGGCCGCTGGCACCGTGTAAATGATCGTTTCTGTCGTTGCATCCGGTATTAGCGGCTTTCTCAGATACTTGTTTGCCATGCTGATTACCCGGCTGAAACAAAGTTAATTGTAAGGATCACAGACGGTATCGCTGGCCGTGTGGGGCTTGTGCCGGCAGCGTAGTGCTCAATATACACGTCAGCATTGTCAGACCACCACGCGATTTCCAGATAGTTCACTGCAGGGTCGGTGACCGTAAAAATTCCAGTCACGGCAGGCACTACATGCGACCAAATTAGTGCTGTTTTCCGCGCCGGTATATCAAATCTGGTATTACTTAAGGGGTAATTGACCCCAGTGTCCTTGGCCCAGATCTCAAACTCCGCTGCGGTGTTGCTGCGGTTGGTCATCTGCAGGGTAAAGGTCACCAGATACTGACCGCTGCAGGGCACAAAGATCTTGGTGTTGTCCACCACGCGAATGCCGTTGGTCAACGCGACAGTGTTATAGGTGAGCAGGTTCTCGCTGGTGATGCCGGCGCTTGTCTGATCAACGTCGGACAGCAGCATTGCATGGGGCTGCAGCATGCCGTTGGATATCTGGAAACCGCGTATTCCACCGGCAAACCCGCCGCCCGCTCCGCTGCCCGCGCTCATCCACGTTGCCGCACCAGCAGTGTCTTGGCTGACGATGGGCGTGTAGCTGGAGTTAAGCTGCAGAATAACCTGCTCCAGAGAGCGCACTAGCTGGTTAAACTGCTCTGGGCTGTAGTCGCCGCTGACCGCGTTGGGCAGGCGGACGTTCTGTATCTTACTCATCGCAAGCCGTCCGGCTGGATGTCAACACGCATCGTGCCGAACCGCCACGACGTATTGATTGCCGTGCTGGTCATGCGAAGCGCGATCTGCCGACCACGGGCACGGGTGTCCACCTTCTGCGTCGTAGGCGTGATCACATACGGGTCCAGTGAGCTTGGGCTGGCCGTGGCCTGAGGATAAGGCCGCAGGAACAGGTTCACAGTGATGTTGCCCAGCTGGTTCTTAAAGTCAGGAATGAACCGGCTCATCAAGAGCATGTTGTCGCCATCACCGATGTCAAAATACCCAGATTCGAGGAACGCGGGCAGCGGTTGGCCGGCAGCGTTAACGCCGTCTTCGTGGTTGTACACCACTGAGCGGCCCGGAGACAATCCGTAGATAGTGTTCAGCGTGGGCTCAGTGCTGTTGGGCAGGAACTCCGCACCCACAGGCTTCTCAAAGCTGCCCACATCCTGCCACGCCGTGCGGGCCAGAGTGCCGATGGACCAGACGTTTTCAAGGTAGTTCAGTGTTACTGCTCGGTCAATAAAGTCGCTGGTGAAGCTGCAGTAGAAGAAGGTGACCTCGTTAAAGTCCGTGTTCAGCGCAGCAAAGACCTTGGTGTCCTGCACGAGGTTTATGTCGTTAAACACGTAGTCCTGCACACTGCAGGGAAGCTTTTTGACTGTACCGTCGAAAACGTAAAACGCTTCTTTGCCCATCCAGAACGCCAAACCGTTAACGT